ACAGTACCTGCAACCTCACCAATATATTCATCTTTGGTAAGGATTTTAGATTGTTGGTTAACATTAAACCCACTTCTTTGTGAGTTACCAACAGGAAAGATATTAAAAGAACCTACTGCACCAGTTTTACGATTACGTCTTTTATTTGGACGTTTCTTTGGTTGTTTGTTCTTCTTTCTTTGTACACGAGGTTTGCCTCGATTCTCAATTTGTTTGAGTCGATTATCAAGGACTTTTAATTTTTGTAATTGTTGTTTAGAAATATTTTTCTTCATTTTAAACAGGATATTTGCTTACAAACCCTGTCACTTAAAGAAAATCTATATAAGTATTATACTTATAAAACAATTCCTCGTATGAAATGTACATATTAGCAAAATCATCATATAATCCGTATCTATCGACTAGATCATACATCATGCTAAGTATCTTATTGTACACTTCTTTATTTGTTAAAACTCGTAATAACCCACCAAGGCGTTGCATTTCGCCTCTTGGACATATAACATATGACGTTCTTTTACGTAATCTTAACACGGCCAAGACCTTATTAGGGTCATGGTGTATATATGGATGAAATTTCATAGAACAAAATTCCATTTCATCCCAAGAAATAGGCCTACCAGCCCATTCTATTTTGGCATAGGGTGATGACATATCTAAATCGTCAAACTTAGATGACATTATTCTATCATCACCAAGGACTACTAATTTATTGTCCCTCCAAAAACTGTCTAAATCATGTTTGTAGTTGTACATTATCATGTATACTTGCCACATTATATTTATGACAGTTGTTAAATAATCTCCAGAACCCAACCCACGCTTACAAAGATATAACTCTCCATTAACATTCAATAGTTTATTTATTGAATTGAACCTAACTGCTTCATAAAGCGAATTTTCACATTCGCTCAATTCATATTTCAGTTTGATTCGATCATAAACTAAGTTAATAAATTCAGGTGATATACTTGAATCTGCTGCGCTTGTATCAGTTGCATACCTAAATGGAAGCTCATCCAGCTTCTCATAATAGTATTTCATAGCTCCATCTTGCAAAGCATCACCAATAGCTGAACAGCTTTTATCATTGGTGAATCTATTTTCATAGAATTGGCGAAAGAAATCGCCAAGCATGCATGTGGCAATGAATGTATGTTCTGGGGGAAATGCAGTAAATAACCTAGCTAATTTTATATGGCCAGGTACTTTTGGATCCTCAGGACGAACTTCATCTTTCTGTGATGCAGAAACGATTACGTGATGAGGTAGGATTATACTTTTATTATAATAATCCATCAAATAGTCAAACATTTTAGGATCCCTTCGAGAAAAGACCCCACTATTCTTCGCACCAAATCCAATTGATGCGTCCTTTTGCATTCCATCGAAAGCTGCTTCGGGCGTTATTACCCCACACTTTTCAATATTATTAAGAAAATGATCAAGAGCACGGTTAGCCAATTGTTTATCAATTGCCAAATCAATCTTGTCATATTTCTTTAACTGCACATGTAGATCATCCGAACTACCCAACACAGCCAATCC